GCATCGACATTGCCGGTCATCGCCACCCACGCCTTGCCGTCGTAGAAGTAGGCGGACTTCTCGTAGGTAGAGTTGCCAACGGTGGTCGTGACCACGAAGACATCGCCCTTCTTGACGGCCACGTCGGTGTGCGCCTTGAAATACGCGGCGATGGCCGAATCATCGGATGCAGACAGGTCTTCCTTCGTGCCTGCATACACCGTGCCGCCGATGCCTCCAGAAACGGCATTCAACTGGTCGATGGTCGCATAGTTGCTCAGGTCAACGGTGGTATCATCCAGACGGACGACTTCCTCACCGACCTTAGCGTAAATGTCGTAGTACCCGGTGGCAGCATTCATCACCAGATACAGCACATTATCCTGCGCCTCATCGTTGGAAGGAACCTTCTCAACTTTCTCGAAGCGTGCATGAGCAGACTTTGCAATGGCGGTGGCGATGGCACTGTTGATTGCCTCGGTCGTCATGCTGTCTGCTGCATCCATCTTTCCGTCAATAACGGACTTCAGAGCAGCCGAGAGGTCAGCTTCCGAAATTTCGCTCTTCTTGGCGAGGGAGCCAAGCTCGGATGCCAGCGTGTACTTCGCCAGCTCCTGCTTCACTCTCTCCGCCTGCGCCTGCAACTGAGCGAGGGTTACAAGCTTACTTGCGGATACGGGCATTTGCATACCTCCAAAATTATATTTCACAGCAGTTTCAGCGCTGCTATGACGAATTAAGGCCCTCTTTCAAGGGCGAGAGGACATCAGCCAAATACTTTGTTGAGCATATCGGCTACGTCCTTATCGGTGGCAATGTCATCCTCGCTGACGTTCTTGTCATTGGAGTCCGAGCCACCGGGGTCTGGTTTGGGAGCTTCCGATTTGCCAAACACAGTGTCCAGCATATCTTTGACTTCTTCGTCCTTTGCGACTTTCCCGTCGGCGACCTGACCTTGTGCCAAATATCGCAGCAGGTCACAATCGCCGCCATCGCCACACTTCTGAACGGTGATAGCCTGCATGATGTCCCACTTCTGCGTAGTTTTCTTCCGGCCGTCCAGCCCGAAACCGACCACGGAAACGTAGAGCTTGCCGGGCTTCAGCACATCCTTCGGGATGTAGAACGCCTCATCGGCAAACTGCACCGGGACGGGCTTGGGACAAGCGCTGCTCGTGAAGACGACGATCTTGTCCAGTTCATCCCACGAGCTGTCAAATTTGAATGCGGCCTGCACAATGTCTACGCTGCCTGCGACAAGCTGGCCTTTCAGGTCATGGGTGATTTTCTGGTCATTGACCGAGAAAATAATCAGCATTGCATTCACCTCTTTTCTTACGTTATCAGCGAACGAATATCAAACGTATTGTCGTTGTAATAGGCGTTCGCCTGCGAATAGCAGTCAACTTGGTCATCGTGCGCACCGCTTGGGAACGCCGCCATTTCCTCCACAAAGTCCATCACCCACGGGCAGGCAGATGCCGCTGGGATGTAGACGTTTCCAGCTTCAGCCACAGCGGTGGTCGCATGGGCGCGGACCACCTTGCCGCCAAACGGCTCCACCGGGATGATTCCGGGGATTTCTTTCTTCAGCACGTCGATGACCGCCGTGCCGTTGGCCTTGTCCTCGACCAGCTTTCTTGTGGTCTGGGGCCACTTGGAGGAAAGCCCGCGCATGGCATCCAGCGTTTCCGTGAAGCTCATGCGGCCACGCACCTGATCGAGCAGATAGCGGTCTGCGCCTTTCCTTGCCCAGACCTGTCCAACAACGAAGTCTGAACCGTCCTTGTCCTTGAAGGTGCAGTCCCACGACTGGATGAAGTCATGCAGGCCGGACGGCAGCGCCGCCCAGCGTTTCCACCACTCTCTCTTGAACATACCGCCGGAGCTTGGTGTGGGGGTCTGCATATACAGAGAAGACCATGCATATGTACCGACGGTCTCTTTCTGTTGTGCAGCCCATGCTTCGTCGTAGCCGCCCGCAGGCCACAGCGCCTCGCCTAGCTCACGGCCCAGAGGGTCGGTAGCCGGGTCTTCGCAAACGGCCGGGAGCGAGATAATGTCCCAGTCCTCAACCTTGCCGTACTCCGGGTTCAGGAGCCGGGCGGCAAGGTCATCTTCGTGCCAGCGGGTAAGGATGATGATAACAGCGCCGCCTGCGTGCAGTCGGGTACTCACCGTGGACTGGTACTCGTCCCACAGCTTATCGCGGTAGGTGGCAGATTCAGCCTCGGCGCGGTTCTTGATGGGGTCATCGACGATAAGCAGGTCTGCGCCATAGCCGGTGATGGAGCCACCGATACCAACGGAGATCATGCCGCCCATGCCGTTGTCGAGGTTCCAGTTCGTTTTGGTGGCCTGCACTTGGGAGATGGTATGCCCAAACAGCGCAGGACCGAACTCCTCGACCTTATCGCGGTTCCGCTTGCCAAATTGCTGGGCAAGGTCGCCGCTGTAGCTGATCTCGATGACACGCTTCTCTGGGTTCTTTCCCAGATAGAACGAGGGGAAGGTTTCGGTCACGGTCATGGACTTGCCGTGGCGCGGCGGCATGAATATCATCAGCCGCTTGGTCTTCCCCTCCATGATGCTTTCCAGCTTCTCACACACGAGGTCGAGGTGTCTGGCTCTTTTCCACCTGCCCATGTGGACGTACTGGACATAATCGGCGTAGTGCCGTTTCGCCAGCGCAATCCGGGCATTTGAGCCGAGGTACTTACGCTTGGCAGGCGAAACATTATTCCGCGTCGCCATCAAGGCCCTCGTCCATTTGAGCCAAACGGCGGAGTTCATCATCCGTCAGGTTATCGAACGGGGATGTCTGAACAGCTCCGTCAAGCGTAACCTTCTGGGTCTGGGAGAACTCATCCCGGCATCGGTTGTTGAGCCAGTACATCTGCGCCATCGTATCGGGGACGGCTTTCTTGGTGAGCGTTCGGACCCGCACCGGCTTCTGTTCGCCCGTCCGGGGGTCTACGTCGATGACGCTTTCCTTTTCCTGATACTCGAAGCCTACGGCACGTTCATACAGCGACCGCTTCACCTTTGCATCGGCGACTTCCTTCCCGTGCTGGCAGGCTTCATTGAACGACGGGTACGTCTGCCGCCAGCGGATGATGGTCCTACGCGAAACATGGAAGGCATCGGCAATGTCCTGATCTGTTGCGCCCTTGATAGCAAGTGACCATGCCCAGTCATCGTGGTACGCCGGATTGTACTTTAGAGGCGTAGGCATTTGCTATCACCTACTTCCCTGCCAGATAATCCGCAGCCCAGTATTCAAGGGCCTGCCACTTGTTCTTCGGGCCGATCTCGCCCTCCTTGACCATCTTGTCGAGCGCCTGCGTGATGGTATCAGCAGCCTCTTTGGGGATGGCCGGAGAGCCGAACAGGTTGGGCAACTGCACCCACTCCTGACTTTCATCGAAGTGAAGGTCATCGAACAGGGATTCGGTGGCCTTAATCATGGCGTGGATGGCAGCGCCGGTGTTCTTGACGTTGGCAAACTGCTGATACTTCGTGATGGTTTCGATGAATTCCTCGTGCTGGTCAATATCGGCAACGCCCAGCATATCGGGGCTGAGGGAACCCAGAACCTTCACAAGCTGGTCCAGATCGCGGAGCTGGTGCGGCAGGAAGGTGAACGTGACGTTCTTCCAGTCGAACTCCACCTTCGGGGACAGCAGCTTCTCAAGCTCGGCCATAGGCTCGCCGATGATGTCCTTGCCAATGTAGCTTTCCAGCATATCGTCCACATCGTCGATCATCTTGGCGATTTCCTTCAGGGTGGACTGGTCATCAAATCCGCTGATGGCGTTGTGCGCCAACTGCTTTGCGGCCACCTGAGAGCGCCGCAGACCGGTGGTGTCCAGAATGACAAAAAGCTCCGTCAGCACACCGCTGTCCTTTGCAGAACGGATGCGGTGGTGGCCGGAGATAATCTCGATCTTACCGTCGATGAGTGCGCAGAACGGGAGGCTTTCAAGCTGGCCCCGCTTCTTGATGTTGTCGGTGAGCTGCTTCTGCATCTCGGTCTTCATTATGCGAGCGTTAATGTCCTGTTCGCGGAAGTCGGTCAGCTTTACTTTGGCAATGACCAGACCGGAACCCATGTCGGCGACCGTTTCATACTTTACGGCTGCGCTGCTGACTTGGTTTTCTCGCGCTGTTTCTGCCATCGTTCTTCCCTCCCTAACCATTCATTCAATGCCTGTTTGGCGTTTCTATCGTACAAGGGCGACTCGTATGTGAGCCGGTAGCCCATCTTCTTATCCGGGACTTTCTTGGTCAACTCCATCAGCCCCCGCATTTCCTTGGCCTCCGGGTACTTGGTCATCTGCACTGTCTTGAGGGACTTGGCCTTTTCTTTCTCCAAATCCGTGCAGATGTTCATAATCAGCGGCCTGTTCTGTGCAAGCATGGTCAGCAGCCGCCCCAGTCGGTAGGTCTTGTGGGGGACGGTCATGCCGTACATGAGGAACACAGCATCAGAAACCTGTGTGCCGAAGGCTCCCATCGTGAGCGCTGACTTATCCAGCCCGAACACACCAGCCAGTTTGCCGTCGATGAGGACGGCCATGTTGATAGGCGCAGACGAACCGACAAAGTTGTGCGTCCAGAGCTTTCTGTAATACTGGGCGGCGGTTCGCTCGATCTGGGTAATCTGAATCTTGCTCTTGCGGGTGATTTCATAATCACGCGGCAGGATGCTGCAATCCAGCGGCTCCAGCTTGCCCTCGTTCGGGCGGGTAATCATTTTACCCTCGGCAAGCATGGTCGCCTCATCCGGGCGGTTGGTAGTCAGGTACACGTTGATGCCGTCACGCACACCATACCGAGCAAAGACAGGATGCCCGGCAGTGAGGCCCGGGGCGTTCTCCTCGTAGCACATCAGAAGGCACTTGGCATCGTTCATCTTGTCGTACAGCTCAGTCAGCCCGGTCTTCGGGTCAAAGATGCCGTACTCAGGTTCTTTCCACGTCATGCGCCCGCCGGTGTCGTACCACTTCTCGAATCCAGCGGCATAGGTGGGCGGGTTTGCAACCACAAGGCAGTGGGGGTCATCATAGCACGTTTCAAGGTGCTTCCACATATCCAGCGGGCGGTAGCTCATCCCATGCAAGGACTGCTTGGCCCTGTCGAGCTGTGCGCGGATTTCCGCCAGATGCTCCTCCTTGCGGTATTCCAGATCGCGCATGATGCCGTAGAAGTATTCCTTCCCGGCGTTCTTCACGGTCCGCAGGTACAACTGCGCATAGAGCGCAACCGCAGGGTCGAGCAGTTCCTCATTCGTGAAGCCATCCGCTCTGATTTCCAGCTCCTCAAGGGACTGGCCCGTGATAGCATATCCCATGATGGAGGTGAACATCGAAACGTCGCTGGCCTCGATCTCGCCGGGCTTGTACCCGCACTGTGCCGCGATGTGCGACATGGCGAAAGCGCCGGCGCACGGCTCAACAAACCGGGTGTACCCCTGCTTGCGGGCATTTTCAATCAGCGGCTTCAGGAACTTCTGCTCCTGAGCAACCAGAGTTCCGAGGAAGAACGCTCCGGGGTTCTGGAACTTTGCCATTCATATCACCGACCTTTCTTTCAAATTTGCCCCTCTGGTTTCGACTGGAGCAGTTGCTTTCCAGAGGGTGGGTTGTTTCCAAAGACGTGAGCGTCTGGAAAGCCCTTGTTCGTAGGCATAAAAAATGGGAGCCATGCTGTTTCCAACATGACTCCCTATGGTTGGTCCGCCGAGCAGGGATTGAACCGTGCGACCCCCTGATTAAGAGAGCAAGCCGCCGGTTCGTCTCAATTTATGGAAGTTTCGAGTCAT